AGAGTGACAGAAACATACGACATAGATATTTGGGGAACAATCAAGGCACTATTCAAAGGAGAGAAATGATTTTATTTTTCAAAAGGCTCAAATTGGAAAACCCACGCTTGTAACACAAATAAATAACGGAGGTACAATACAATGGCTCAAACACAAGTAGTCACAGATTCTGGAATTTCTGAACTAATTTTACTTTGGAGAGAAGAACTCGCAACAGGCATGGAGAGCATAGTTGCCTTAAACATGGCCACACCATGCACGGCAGTAGTAGGCTCAACTTATGCTGACCCTGCTGATACTGCTACACATCACACGGATGGCGGACTGGCAATCCAAGCAATAGATACTGTTGGCGGTGCTACGGTCAATACTGCTGGTGATACAATTACATTTGACCATGTACTAACAGTAACAGCCACTAAGAACGTAGCAGGTATTCACGTTTGCAATAACGATGATGACGTGGCTTTCATAGAGTGCTGCTTCAATGCGGTACTAGCTATGGAAAACACGGACACCCTGACCATTGACGGACAGAGCACTATAAACCAGGCATAGAGTATTGTGGGGCAGGGTTGAATCTCTGCCCCTATTTTGAGGGGTAAGCATGCCTGAAAGGAGGCAATTATGAAAGCTAAAATCAGAGACATAGGCTTCAGTCCAGATAAAATTGTTGTTGGGGCGGATATGTTCTTTGAAGAAGGCGAGGCTGGTTATGACCAGTGCTGGGTAGATGTGCCCGATAGACCAGCAACCTATGAAGGTGAAATAGTTCCTACTCATAAGGAGCTTGTGCCTTTCAGAAGCATATCTATTAGTCTGCCGATTGATGCTACCAAGCAACAGGCTATAGATGTAGTCAAGGCAAAGCTAGAGGCTTTTAAGAGGGCGCACGACAAAGTAGCTGCTGCACAGCAGTGGGTAGGGACAGAACTAAAGCTGTGAGGAACTAAATGTCAACTCTATACGAATACTATAACACTGGTGATAGTAGTTATAGAATAATACGTGGAAGTAACTGGCGAGCACAAACCTTTACGCCAGCAAATGCTCATACGATTACCAGTGTTAAACTGTTACTGTATCGTGCAGGCTCACCAGGAACAGTTACGGTAAGCATTAGAGATACTGATGGTAGTAGTCATCCTAACGGCGAGGATTTATGCTCTGGCACTACTAACGGCAATCTTCTTACCGAAGACACTGGTGGACTCTGGTATGAAATAACTTTAGGTGCTGGCTCTAACCTTAATGCCGATACCAAATATGCCATTGTAATAAGAGCACCATCTGGGGACGTCTCTAATAGCGTTAGGTGTAGATTTGATAGCAGTTCTCCAACTTACGATGGGGGCTCTGAAGAATACAGCAGCAACTCAGGCTCAAGCTGGACTACTTACTTGGGGGGCGACCTTATGTTTGAAGAGTGGGGAGACCGAGCACCAGTAAACTACCCCATATCTTTATTACCAGGATTAACGGCATCATCTACAATCGCATATAAGGCGGCTTGGGATAGGGGGACCTCCCCAGGACTGACTATAGCGGCTACTGTACTTAAAGGCTGGGGTAGAGCAATCGCTACATCTTGCGGTTTAGCTATCTCTGCTACACTAGATAGAGTATTGACTTTCACAAGGGCTTCTTCAGCAGGACTAACGATATCGTCAGTAATAGATAGGGTTCTTACTTTCACAAGGGCTATTTCTGCTGGCTTAACGGCCTCCGCTACTATAGATAGAGATGTGGCTTGGGACAGGGGAACGAGTGCAGGATTATCAATAGCCGTATCTATAGCAAGGTCTATGGGTAGAACGATAGCTACTGCAACTGGTCTGACGGCTGCTGTCTCTATAGTTAGGGCTACGGGTAAGAAGTTCACAGTCACTACAGCATTGGCAGTAAGTACAGCAATAACTAAACAGATAGCAATAACCAGAGCCACAACCACTGCTTTGAGGGTGTCTGCCACTATATCAAGGGCCGTGACTTATACTAGGGCTTCAATTGCCAATCTTACTATTGCCATTAGTATAGTGAAATTGTGGAGTAAGACAATTGCCACGTCTCCTGGTTTAACAGCGAGTGCTACCGTTCTAAAGGGCTATGGCAGGGCAATTGCAACATCTACAGCACTGACTATAAATACCGTTATAACTAAGCAAGTGGCGTTTAGTAGGGCAATTCAGACAGGACTGACAATCTCAGTTAGTTTGGTAAGGTCTTGGACTAAGATAATCACTACCTCCACAGCACTGACGGTAAATAGTATTATAGCGAAGCAGGCGGCTTTCATAAGGGATGTTAGCACAGGCTTAACCGTAGCCGTATCCGTAGCGAGAACTGTTAGCAGGACAGTAATAACATCTACTGGGCTGGCAGTTAGTGTGACTCTTGCCAGAACAATTGGCCGGTTGAGAACCATGTCAACCAGTCTAGCGGTTTCCGTGTCTATAGTAAAAAGGTTTAACAGACTGGTAACTATCTCTACAGGATTAACTATATCCGTGATTGTTGATATCTGTATAGTTTTACGTGACCTGCTCAGGCTGCCCATATCACGATTAAACCAGACAAGGCTTTTACCGTCACGGATGAGTATTTACAGGCGGATAAGGAGATGTTTTAAATGAGCGCAACATACGATATTACTACTAATGTCGGCAAGGTTCGCCTGTTAATTGGCGATACTATCTTAGCTGATTATAAATTCACCGATGAGGAAATAGGAGTCTTCCTGTCTAATAATTCAAATAACATAAATCAGGCTGCTGCCGAGGCTTTAGAAGCATGGGCTGCTTCTTATGCCACCAATGCTGATAGTGAGCACATCGGCGACTATTCCTATACCCAAAAAGTAGTTGCGAATATGCTTTCATTGGCTGCGAAACTTAGGGAGAAGGATGTTTCAACTCCTGTGTTTGAGTGGTCTGAACCTGATTATGCTGATACAGAATGAGCTACGATAGTTTATTGATACATACTTGTACTGTCCAGAGATATACTGAAGGTGTTGCTGATGGATATGGCAATCCTGTTCTCGCATGGGCTGACCATTTAACCAATGAACCGTGTAGATTGACTTCAAGTAGTGGCAGGGAAATCAAGGTCGGTGCTGAGTTGGTTATTGCTGACTATAAACTCTTTATCGGGGATGAAGATATTACTGAACAGGATAGAGTTGTTATATCAGGAATCACTTATGAGGTTCTTTTAATTCAGGAGTATGCAGATGATTCCACCAGTCATCACAAACAATGCTGGATGAGGGTGAGCCGTTGAAACTAACAGTCAATATGATAACCAACCTCAAAACAAAAGAGGTAGTTGATAAGGTAAAGAAGGCTACCGAGAAATCACTTAAGGATACCGTGGCAGCCATTGCCAGTGATGCCATTAAATTTAGCCCGCACTTAACGGGGAATAACAGGCGGTCAATTAAATATGAAGTTGGTCCCGGCGGTGAGGTCGCAAAGAGCGAGATGGAGGGTGCTGTCTATTCTACGAGCGGTTATGGCGGCTACTTGGAAACGGGAACTCGAAAGATGGGTGCTCAACCTTACTTCAAGCCGGCATTGGATAAGAACATTAAGAAACTTCCGGAAGGAATAAGGGCTGAACTGAAATGATAACAGATACCAATTCTGTTTTAAGAACTTACCTGACCACATCATCGACAAAGGTTGACCCTTTAATAGCCTTGGTGAGTGACCGGATATACTGTCCTCGCTTACCTGAGAACGCTGCTCGGCCCGCAGTATCTTATTTTACCAGAGGCGGAACTTCAAACCCTCATATTGAAAAGGTAGTCTCCCCATCGGTTCAGTTTAACTGCTGGGCCGATAATCCTATTGAAGCTAGGGAAGTCTACCGAGCTTTGTTTAACGCCCTTCAGGGAATCCAGATGGTAAAGGTAGGCTCTTACTATATCATGTCGGCCATTGAGGAAGTACAGGGACAGGATTTGGTTGATGTGGGTATTCCAAACTATTTCTCAGTATTAACCTTCTTTGGAATAATGGTAAGGGCTGATACCTAACGCACTGAGAGCCAATTCTATGGGCATAAAAAGGAAAAGTAATACCAGACTACCTTGGAGGTAACTAGCATGAA